AAAGTGAAAAGGAAAAAACAGAATGTCAAAAGAAAAAAAGTTTAAGTTTACAGATAACAAAGAAATAAACGAAGAAGTAACTGCTACAAGTTGGAAAAAGGCAGTTAAATCTTTTCAAAATAAAGTTAAAACGCCATTAATCTATATTGAGTGGATAAGTAAGAAAGGTCAAGAGATGACCAAGTGGCAAAAACTACCTATTGGTAGAAGAGATAAGATTGGAAGATAATAATGTCAAATATAGATACGTTAGTTGAACAATTAGGCAAATTAACAGTTGTTGAAGCAGGTGAGTTAGCAAAAAAGTTAGAGAAAACTTGGGGTTTAGATTTAAACGCATTAACAAATACACCAGCGGCAGTAGTAGAAGAAAAAGAAGACTCTTTATTCAAAATAGTCTTAACAGGATTTGACGCAGGTAAGAAAATAGGTGTTATTAAGGCAGTTAGAGCATTTAAAGATATGGGATTACTTGAAGCAAAGACTTTTGTTGAAGAATGTCCTTCTATAATCGCAGAAGACCAACAAAAAGAAGAAGCAAATAAGATAAAGGCAGACATTGAGTCTGCTGGAGGAAAAATAGAGGTAAAATGATAGAACCAATAGACACAAAAAAAGTAAAAGAATGGTTTACTAAAAGTTCAGTACCTAATTGGGTATTGATAGTTATAGTAGCTATTTGGATCTTGGCGTAATGCCAGGTATCAGTAGAAAAGCTGACCAATTATCAACAGGACATATTTGTGCTGGAGTAACTATATTAGATACTCCAACACAATCTACTGTCCGAGCAAATAATATACTAATAGCAAGAAAAACAGATAAAACTGTTTCTCATCCTTTTCCACCGTCACCACCTTGCGCTCCTCACGTGGCAAAAGTTAATGTTGGTAGTTCTACTGTTAGAGTTGTAGGATTACCTGTATCACGAATTGGTGATAGTACAGACGCAGGACAATTAATTAAAGGTTCTACTACAGTAAGAGCGGGATAACTGTATAAATATTACAGTTATGGATCTAAACAACCAATCATTTTTAAACGATTATACAAAACACGTTAAAAGTTCTAGTACTAGGCAATCTAGGAAGTTTAAAGATATAGATTTAGACTTTGGAAGACATCCAGTTACTAATGACGTTAATGTGGTTGAAGACGCTATAGCAATAAAAAGGTCTGTAAGAAATCTAGTATTAACAAATTTTTATGAAAGACCATTTCATCCAGAATTAGGATGTGGTATAAGAGGGTTACTTTTTGAAAATTTTAACCCAGTTAATAGTATGTTTTTAAAAAGAAAAATAGAAGAGTGTTTAGTTAATAATGAACCTAGAATTGTGTTAACTGGTATTATAATAAATGGAGAAAATTTATCTGGTTCGGTTTTAGATGTGAGAAACCAAAATGCAGATGATAATAGATTAGAAGTAGAAATACATTTTAATATTATAGGTGTTCCACACCCACATTCAGTTTCAATAAATTTACAAAGGTTAAGATAAAATGGCACAACATAAATTAGAAGTATCTGAATTAGATTTTGACGCAATCAAAGTAAATTTAAAAACTTTTTTACAAAGTCAAACACAATTTCAAGATTATGATTTTGAGGGTGCTGGTTTATCTATTTTATTAGATGTACTATCTTACAATACTCACTACTTGTCATACATTGCAAATATGTCAACTAATGAAATGTATTTGGATAGTGCTGATATTAGAAAAAATATTGTTTCATTAGCAAAGATGTTAGGATATACTCCTACATCTCCTAGAGCACCAAGAGCACAAATTGATATTGTTGTTAATAACGCAACAGGTTCCTCGGTTACAATGCAGAAGGGAACAATTTTTACAACTACAGTTGATACAGTTGATTATCAATATGTAACTAATGCAGATACAACAATTACACCAGTAAATGGAGTTTATACATTTAATGATGTAACTCTTTATGAAGGAACATTGGTTACATTTAAATATACAGTTGATGTAAATGATACTGACCAGAAATTTGTTATACCTAGTTCTATGGCAGATACTTCAACTTTAAAAGTTACCGTTCAAAATAGTAATACAGATACAACGCAAGGTGTGTATGCTTTAGCGGGTGGTTATAATAATGTTGCAAGTGATTCAAAAGTTTATTTTATACAAGAAGGTTCAGATAATAAGTATGAGATTTATTTTGGTGATGGTGTTGTAGGTAAAAAATTATCAGATGGTAATATTATTATATTAGAATATGTTGTAACTAATACAGTAAATTCAAATGGTGCTTCAAAATTTTCATTATCAGGAAACATTGGTGGATTTAATAACGTAACTATAACAACTGATTCAAATTCTCAAGGTGGTGCAATTGCAGAAACAAATCAATCAATAAAATTTAATGCACCTTTACAATATGCCGCTCAAGATAGAGCAGTTACAGCAACTGATTATGAAACTTTAGTTAAATCAATTTATCCAAATGCATTATCAGTAAGTGCGTGGGGTGGTGAAGATGATGAAACTCCACAATACGGTGTTGTAAATATTTCAATTAAAGCAAAATCAGGAACAGTATTATCAGATACATCAAAAGCAGATATTGTAACTCAATTAAAACCATTTAACGTTGCTTCAGTAAGACCAGTTATAAAAGATCCAGAAACAACTTCTGTATTAATTACTTCAAATGTTAAGTATGACGCAAAGGCAACAGCAAAAACTGCTGATACTATAAAAGCAGATGTTATTGATTCATTAACAACTTATAATGCTTCTACTTTACAAAAGTTTGACGCAGTATTCAGATATTCAAAAGTTACAGGTTTGATTGATAGTGCTGATACAAGTATTTTATCAAACATTACAACTGTTAAAATTAGAAAAGATTTCCAACCATTAATTAGTACATCAGCAAAATATAGTATCTATTTTAGAAATGCATTATATAATCCACACTCTGGACATATGGCAAGTTCAGGTGGAATATTAACTTCATCAGGATTTAAAGTTGATGGTAATGATAACGAATGCTTTTTTGATGATGACGGCGCAGGTAATGTAAGATTATATTATCAGGCAAGTGGAGTAAAATCTTATTTAAATTCAACACAAGGTACTATTGATTATTCAACAGGTGCATTAACACTTAATTCAATGAACATTGCTAGTATATCAAATATTGATGGTGCAGTTTCAACAGTAATAAGATTAACTGTAGTACCAAGTTCTAATGATGTTGTTCCAGTTAGAGACCAAATTGTTGAAATGGATATTGCAAATTCAAAAATAACAGTTACAGCTGATAGTTTTGTAGGAGGAAGTGCTGAGGCAGGTGTCGGATACACAACTACTTCCAGCTACTAATGACTAATGGCAAAGTTTACTGATAAAATCTCAACAATACTTTCGGGTCAACTACCTGAATTCGTAGTTAGCGAACACCCAAAGTTTGCTGAATTTCTTAAAGTCTATTATCAATTACTAGAGTCCGCTGAGTTATCAGTAACTTCTGTTAAATCTACAGAAGGTATTTTATTAGAATCAGAAACAGACCAAGCAAATAATTTAGTTTTAAATTCAAGTGCTGTAGGTAGTTCAAGAACATTACTTGACGCAGGTGATAAAATTATTTTTGAAATTTATTCTGGTTCTGAATATGGAAAATTTACTAGAGGTGAAACAATTACAGGACAATCTTCTGGTTCAACTTCTGTTGTATTAACAGAAGATTTAGATAATGGACGTTTATTCATAAGTGCTAACAGTAAATTTATAGATGGTGAAATAGTTGTAGGTGGTAGTTCAAATGCATATGCAATAATAAATAATTATAGACCTAATCCAGTAAATAATATTGCCGACCTAGTTAACTTTAGAGATCCAGATAATGTAATTAGTAATTTCTTATCAAATTTTAGAGATGAATTTCTTGCAACATTACCAGATAAGTTAGCAAACAAAGTTGATAAAAGAAATCTTATAAAAAATGTTAAATCACTTTATCGTTCAAAAGGTACGAATAGAGGACACGAAATATTTTTTAGAGTATTATTTAATGAAGAATCACAAACGTTTTATCCTAGAGAACAATTATTAAGAGTATCAGATGGTAAGTATGATACATTAAAAGTATTAAGAGCAATTAGTGATATTGGCGATACAGCAGAATTAGTTGGAAGAACAATTACTGGTGCAGACAGTTTATCATATGCAATTATTGAAAATGTTAATAAGTATCAAATTGGTGCGGATACAGTTACAGAATTTATTTTAAATAATGATTCTATTCAAGGTACATTTCAAATTGGTGAACAAATACAAGGTACTGCTTCAGATGAAGACGATTGGTATATTAAAGCAACTGTAACAGGAATACCAGGAACAAAAATACTTACAAATGATGGAACATTAAATGAAACTACTGATACAGTTAAAGTTATCGCAGGTGGAGTTGGAGCTATATTTAATATTGAAGAAATTGGTTCAGGTGGGTTAACAGATATAGTAATTACTAACAAAGGCGCAAATTATTCAGTTGGAGATAAATTAGTATTTGATAATAGTGGAACAGGTGGTAGGGATGCCGCTGGATTTGTAAGAGTTATTAATGGTGGTATTGCAGGTGAAGATTCTGACCAAATAGTTTTAGAAGATGGTACTAATGCAGGTGACCAATATTTTGGTAATAGTATTATGCAAGAAAAAGATACAGGTAATGGAACAATTGAAAAAATATTTTTAACTTATGGTGGTACAGGATATACTTCTTTACCTACTGTAACTATAACATCACCAGGTGGTTCAACTGGAACTGTAAATGCGTGGGGTGATGAGATTGGAAGAATTACAGCATTAAAAACAGTTGAGTTAGGAAAAAAATATCAAGACGCTCCAACTCCTCCAATATTGGCATTTTATAATAGTGCTGTATTATCAGGTGCAATAGGAAACTTTACAGTAGGATCATCTTGTACAACACCTAGTGGACAAGGAACAATTGTTTCATTTAATTCTAATACAAACATATTAAGAATAAAAGATATTACAGGAACATTTACAGAAGGTCAAGTATTATCAGCAGATTCAGGTGGTTCAGGAACTATTGCAAAAAATGATCCTGCAACAGCAACAGTTAATGTAGTTTCAGTTGCAGATACAGATGGAAAATTTATTAATGAAGATGGTAAACTTTCTGAAATAACAATGAAAGTACAAGATAGTAAATACTATCAAGATTTTTCTTATGTATTGAGAGTTGCTAGTTCTATTGCAGTATGGCGGGATGCATTTAAAAAGACAATGCATACAGCAGGATTTTATTTTACAGGTCAAGTAGATATTATTAACACACTAGACGCCAGAGGAAGATTACCATTAGTTGGTGCTGTTTCTGGTAGAACAGAAGTTGAAATACCATTAATTGCAATTCTTAATACTTTATTCTCGGTTATATTTGGTAGAAGATTAGGAACAATAGATGATGGAACATCTTTAAGAGCAAATGCTCTTGAATCAGGTTCAATTGATTTAGACCATAATACAATTGAACATTTTGCTGCTAATCAAAGAGATATAACTTTAAATAGAGCTGGAATAGATTATGATTATTTAAGTAGAAAACGGTCAACAATAGGTGGTCAAAGTGTTAGAACTGGTCACGCATATGGTGGACCTCGTTGGGGAACACTTAACAAATACGCAACTACTGTATTTGCAAATGATCCAGGATATACATTTAGAGCATTCAATGAATTAAAAGTATTTGGAACAAGGACTAGTTTAGATGGACAAAGTGGAATATTCTTAATGTCTTCAGACGCTAATGGAAAAAACGTTAAGATGATGACTGCTTTTCCTTCAGTAATTACATTTAACCAAAATGACTTCAGTAATACAGTTGTAAGGTGGGATGATGAAGGACCACTTTTTGATGATACAACACCGTAAAAGATTATAAATAGTAAAGTAATTTAAAGGAAGAAATGGCTAAACAATCAATATTTTTAGGAACAGTATCCAATGATGGAACAGGTACTAACCTGCGTGGTGGTGGTAGTATCATAAATCAAAATTTTGACGAAATCTATACAGCGATAGGTGATGGTAGTAATCTAACAGGTTATATTACTATTGAAGATACTAGTTCTACTGTAGATACAGTAAATCTTGGTGAAAAATTACAGTTCATTGGTTCTAATGGTATTATAACAACCGTTGGTAATAATGAAGTTCAAATAGCAATAGACGGTACAGTTCTTACAGAAACATCAGCAGATACATTAACAAATAAATCAATTG